CATTGAAGTTAATTCAGCTTCTGCATCAATTGAATGATAAGCATTCAAATCTTGAGCAAATTCTGGTGTCCATACAGCCTTTAACTTTCTTGTCTTAGCAACAATTGGGTCTGACTGCATTTCTAAGTTTACTTCTGGAATATCAATATCGTCACCTTTGTCGATACCACCGTTAGCAGCTGCGCCACCTTTAAATGGATTTGAATCTTCAAAGTCACCTCTTGTAGTGTCAGTTGGTTGTTTACTAAATTTAACTGTATAGTTAACACCAGTAACAGTTGCTCCAGATCCGGTTACGATAAATTCTACGTGACTTGATCCTACTTTAGTAAATGCAGGATATTGTGTTATTGTACCTGAACCTGTTTCTAATGTAAATGATCTAGCTGCAGTAAAATCAGCATTACCTAAAGCAGTTTTAGCTACTTTTACAATAGCATGCGATGCTAATGTACCTACTGCAGGTGCAGTAAATGCTGAATCATAATTTACAGATGATGATGTTATTGTTTCAACTGTAGCTACAACAGCACTTGATGTTTCGTTGATTGAATATCCAAATCTACCAGCACCATATAAACCACCTGATGCATCAGCTGCGTCAGATGTTACACCAAACATAGAGTTGTTAGCATTTGGAGAACCAAATTTAAACTCATTTGATGTACCACCAGTTGTTTCAAAGCCTGGTTGAGCGGTACCGTATTTAAAATCTAGATAAAATACAAGACCTGAAGGTAAATTCATTGGTTGTACTGATACGAATTCCTTTGCAGCAAACTCAGCAAAGATTCTTCTTACTAATGGTAAAGCAACTCCAGCCCACTCTTCAGAGTTGGTAGAAGTTCCAGTAGCAGATGATTCTTTTACTAGTTGTCTGGCTTGGTTTTCAAGTAACTGGGACATCCCAGCTCTTTCCGTATCACCATTTAAGCCTTCAAGAAGTCCTGTTCTTTCCCATTTTGATACTAAACCTTTAGCGGCCGATCTTTGGGAAGGATTATTGTCTTCTAATAATGATGAAATTTCCATCTTTTTTTTCCTTTTTTTAGTCAAGCAATCCAGCTAATTTTTTCCATCTATTAGCTAATTCATTGCCTTCGTTAATAATTTGTTTTGTTTTAGTTGTTGGAGCGGTAGTTTCTACTGGTTTAGAAGCATAGCTTTCTTTAACCATAACACGTTTCTTTAATGGAACGTGGAAACTCTCTGCTAATGTACTAAATACTAATTTTACTTCTCTTGTATTACCAGCTCTATCAAAATTTTCAATTACTTTCATTTTTTGATTTTCATCTAGTTCAAAGTTTCTAAATAATTTATTAGTATATAATAATTTTGCATTTAGAAGATTTACTTCATTAATTGTGCCTCTTAAAGACTGAATAGTATCATACGCTTCGGTAAGTTCTTCTTGAAGATCAGTATCTGCAGGCTTATCATCAGCTGGATTTTCATCCGCTGCATTCATAGGCTTACCTCTACCTTCATTAGTCTCATCGTCTTTTTTATCTTCTTCATCTTCTTCGGAAAGAATTGATTCGATAATTTCGTCGATATTTAAATCTTCTTCAATTTTCTTATTACCTCTACCTTCGTTAGTATCGTCATCTGTTTTGCCTCTACCTTCGTTAGTTTCATCGTCTTTTTTATCATCCATTTCTTCATTTACACTGTTTAAGTCATCATCATTCATTTCTTCTTCGAGATCTTCTTCTAATTCTCTAATGATTGATTCTAACTCTAAGTCATCAGCCATGTCACCTTCTGGTTCCATTTCATCGCCCATGCCGTCTAGTTCAGCTTCAGCATCCATATCATCACCAGCTCCTAAGTCGCCTTCGATATCATATGAACCATCGTTGTCTAAATCAACACCAACGCCTACTGCGTCAGGTACGTCTGCACCCATTTCAGCATCCATGTCTGCGCCAGCATCCATTTCAGCATCCATACCAGCATCTCCTAATTCAGCTTCTAAATCCATTTCAGCTTCTCCCATTGGCGTTGCCATATGGTCGTCTTCCATGTCTTCTTCTGCTAATTTAGTTGATAACATTGATTGAATCCTTGGAGCAAATGCTTCTTCTAATGCAATCTTAGCGTTGGCTAGAGCAGTTTCTTTAACAGCTTTAGCATCCGCAATTGCTTCTTTTAGCAAATCTGATTTTGCCATTTGTTTCTCCTTAAATTTGTTTTTGGAAATAAGAT